CCGGGCGCATCAAATGCGGCCTAAAGGTTCGTAAGTACTCCCGCACCCCCTCGAAAGAAGATGCGAGAGCGCCACTTCGATATGTACTGTTGTGGAAGGCGCACAGCTGACGGACGTCAGACATGCGCTTATCCAGATTGACAGGACGGACGTCCTGCCCTTGAAACCAATCCCTGCCACAACTCTCACGAAAAGGACCCGTTACGAAGGTTTTATCTCGGTTAGTGGAAAAACCGAGATCCCGTAACCTCTCAATTACGAGAAGCGCAACGTTCTGCGGCACGACGATGTCGTCGCCGTACACGGCAAAGTCCTTAGGTGAATTCCCTGATTGTACTAGGGAAGCGTGACATACAGCCGCGAATACAAGCGACTGTAAAGGGAAGCAAAAACCATTGCCCATAGAACAAAACTTCTCATAACGACGAGTTTCGCCTTGGAGGGTGTACCAGGGTGATCGAATCTCCGTGAGGAAATCAAACCAATCTGGAGGAACTAGATCTTTGACCACTTCGTAAGCAAGGCTATCGGAAGCAGCTGCTAGATCAATCGTGCAAAATGGATTGCGCCCCCCCAGGGAGCCCGCGTAAGCGAGCATCTGGTTCGGGGTTTGGTCCGATAAATCGATGTTGACCCGGCGTAACAATCTCCGGAGTTCTTCATCGATTCCTTTCTGCACGAACCCATTTAGCAATGGCTCAACCGCGATACTGCGGTGAGTCTTCGCTGTTTTTGGTACAAACGTGATATTATTACAGTCCACGCGCCGGACTTTGGCGCGCACCAGACCCCTGAAGAACTCGGGGTCAACACACGTGATAGCACCCGGGAGGATGCAGTCGCGCAGGTGCGTGTTCAGCCAAAGCGCCGTTATAGCGTACGGAAGGGCAGTCGGAGTACAGGACCAGTCTTGCGCATAGATCTTCCGCGCAATATTGGTTGCATTTCCATGTACTCCGATACTCGCCCCGGACGTAAAATCACACTGCCTCAAGATCGATGGTATGTCGGGCTGACGCCCTATTACCCTCTCAACATAAGCCCGAGCCGTCTGCCAAAAATCAGCATTCGGAATGAAGCGCCGGTTAGACCGGCGCGCTCGGTATCTCTGATTTACCCGTTTGCAGCGATGTTCTGCCGCAATAAACTTCTCCACAGCGGTGAACT